GCCTCATACTTACGCCCCTGCCAGGTGACCGGCTCCCCTTTTTCATTCAGCTCATTACAGAAAAAATACCGCTCACCGCCCTGTACCGTCAGGTCGATTTCCCAGAGTACCACCCGCGGTGACTGCTCTGATTTAACCGACTCGTTCAGGCTTTCTTCGTGAATATCCTGCATCAGTTCACCACCTGCTCAATCGTACAACTGAAATCACTGTACCTGGCGTTATCTGTGACGCTCCACTCCCGGCACACCACCCTCACCGTCCGGTTATGTTTCGGTGGTCGCCACAAAAAGGCACGGTAACCACCATGCCACGATAAAAATTCATCCAGCCAGCGCCGGGTTGGTTCATCCGTCACCCGGAACACCGCCTGAAACGTCTTCAGTCTGGCATTAAGTCCCGTCGGTCGGCGCTGTTCATAACCGTCACCAAACCGAACCCTCACCACCGACGGTTTCTCACTCACCTGCATCCCTTCACGCGGGACCAGATGCAGCGTTTTTATCTCAGCCACTCAGCATTCCTCCGTCACGTCGCATGGACAGCATCACCGCCTGCACCCGCTGATCAATCAGCTGCACAAGACTGCCTGCCGCCTCCGGCCCTATCTGTCCGTTAACCCCGTCATTCTGAATGGCGATATGGTAGACCGGGGAATACACCAGACCGGCACTGCCGTTCATACTGCCCACCGCGCGTACGCCCAGCGAGCCATCCGCCGCCCGGGTCAGGGGCATAATGGCTTCAGGTCCGGCTTCCCCCATCAGCCCGGCCCCTTTTGCAAAGGCAAAGTACGTGGGCGTATCCACAATACTATTGCTGTACGCGCTCAGGTTTGCCGAGGTATACACGCCGCCTTTTGCATTGGCCACCGCACCGCCCAGCCAGTCACCAATGCTGCCAATAAATCCTCCCGCACCGGACATACCGTTTGCCGCCGCCTTAATTCCGTTGACAATGGCCGCATTCATAAGAACTTTTGATATTTCCTGCAGTACGGATGAGGCCCAGTTGCGCCATTCCACTTTGTTTCCGTTCAGCATCTCCGTGATGTTATTCACCAGTCCTGAAATCCCCTCCGTTGCCAGCTGTGCTGCCTGAGAGGCGTAATCGGATGCATTGTCCACCCAGTTACTGAGCCCCTCCTGCAAGCCTTTCTGCCAGTCCGCACGCTGCGCATCCGATTCGGCATAAAAGGCTGCCTGGTCCTTAAGGCGTTCGCTCAGATACTGCGCGTTCTGTGCCCGTGCCTGTCTGTAAAAATCCTCACTGATATCCCCGGTCTGATACTGAGACTGAAGGTCCGCATCCTTCTGGCGGAAGCTGTCGCGGATCTGCTGCAACTCCCGCATGCGTTCCCTGGCTCGTTCTCCCTGCCCGTATCCCAGCAGTTCGGCTTCATTTGATGCACGCGCAGCCACATTATCATTCTTCAGGGTCTCTTCCCGGGATCGCAACTGTTCCCGGATTTTTTGCTGGTCAATCAGGGCCGCGTTACGCAGCAGTTCCTGCTTCTGCATCTCCGTCAGGGTTTTCAGTTCGCCCTGCGCAGTCTGGTACTTCAGCTTCGCCAGCTCTGTATTCTGACCCGCCAGTGCCAGTTGCTCTTTCTGCTGCTTCAGTAGCCGGGAAAAACTGTCTTCCGCTTTTTCCGTCTCTGATTTTCCACCCCGGGATTTAGGTTTGTTCGCCTCGTTATTACGCCAGGCTTCCAGAGCATTACTGATATAACGCTGTCTCGACTCCTGATACGAATCCCCCACAAAACCGAGGTCATCCGCCGCATACCCCAGCCGGGCACGCTCTTTTTCCTCCCCCTTCAGTCGGGACAGGGCCAGCTCACGCTCTGTTTTTGTCAGGGCACTCTGCTGTTTATCATCCAGGGTGGCCTGTGGCAGCCGTAACGGTACATTCACCAGTCCCTGACGCTGCTGAAGCAGTTCATTCCCCAGCCCCAGCAGACGGTTGAATTCCGTATGCTGAACATTCATCTGCAGCAATGCCTGGTATGCTCTGTTCTGCTCTGCTGCCTCCTCGCGTATCCTCGCCACACGGTTGTATTCCAGTGACGCCAGAGCTTCCTGTACAGACTTCGCCTTTTCCTGCATCTGTGTCAGTCGTGACTGTTCAACCGCCAGTTTGCCAGTTGCCTCCGCAAGGCCGTGGGTTATAATCTCCACACCTGAACCACCCTGTGGATTTTCCTGCAGCCAGCGCTGATAGTCAGCAATCTGTGTTTTCAGTCCCCGGACTTTACTTTCCTGCTCAGCAATCAGACGATTCTGCTCTTCCAGTGCCTCGCGGGTTTTACCCTCATTATCAGCCAGTTCCGGAAGGGTCATTCCCGGTACCTTTGCCCGGATTTCATCAATCGTCGATGCATACTGACGGGCGGACTCCCTGGCCTGTTCCTGATTCTGGTACACCGTGTACCAGGCACCGGCTCCCAGCATCAGTAAACCGGGTATCCCGCCGACAAGCGAAAGCAGGGATGCCGCGCCACTTTTCAGCATTCCCGTAACCGACGTGGCATTCTCCAGCGCCTTCCCCGAGGCCGCCACCGCCTGATTCGACTGTACCAGTGCGGCATTGGCCACAATCATGGCCCGGCGTTTTGCGACGGCATTCTGTGTGGCCAGCGCCTCCGCACTGCTATTTCTGGCCAGTGCAAGTTCAGCCTGTGCCAGTTGCCAGGCACGTTCTGCCGCCAGCGCGTCAGCTGCCGCCTTACGCTGCACCTGAACAGCCGCATCTGCCTGTGCGGCTGCAAGGGCAACCGTCCCGGACTTCGCCGCGATCAGCTCTGTGGTGGCCTTTCCCACGCCTGCGGCCATATTGCCAAAGTACCGGGCCACCCCGACGGCAACCAGCGCCCCCGCGGCTGTTGCCACATTATCAATATTACCGGCAACACCGTTCAGCACGCCGGAGAGCGTTTTCGTCGCTCCGCTGGCTTCATTCGCGCCACCCGCCCAGGCCATAAAGGCGTTTTCCACCTTTGTGATCCCGTCAGAGACCGTTTCCGGCATGGCGGCATATTCATCACGCAATACCCCCAACTGGCTGATTAACGCAGGAACGACTTTATCCGCCGTCAGTTTGCCGTCGTCCGCCATCGCCTTAAGGTCTTTACGGGCCATGCCCATACCCGCAGCCAGTGCACGTACGATCCGGTCTCCGCTTTCATTGACCGAATTGAATTCCTCACCGCGTAACACACCCTGTGCCAGCGCCTGGCTGAACTGGGTGATCACCGAGCCCGCCTCTGCCGTACTGGCACCGGAGATTTTCAGCCCCGTGGAAATGGCCTCCGTCACCTTCAGCACATCATCAGCACTGTAACCATATTCACGCATTGAGGCTGCCGAGCGGGCAAACAGGGCCGCATTATCTGAAAATGCCGTGCCCGTCCGCTGGCTGATATCCATCAGCACTTTCTGTGATGACGAAAATTCATCGGATGACTGCGACGCCTGTTTCAGTCGGGCATTCACGGAACTCCATTCATCGGCCAGAGAAATCAGGTGTCCGGTGGCAAAGGCACCTGCAAATGCCCCCGCCGTTCCGGCAGCTGAAGCGCGGATTTCCGTCAACTGGCTGTTCAGCTCAGCCAGGGCGCGTCGCTGCTCCCGGGCGACTGCGGCAGCCTGACGCCCGCCATTCTGCAGGGTCCGGTAATATTCACTGCCCATGCGGGAAGCCCGCTGGATCTCCGACTGGAATGACTGCGAATTTGCCGAAATTTTGATAATCAGTTCACGTAACGTCGCCATTCTCCTTTCTCCGGGCGTAAAAAAACCGCCTCAGCGGTTCTCATCATTCATGACTGTGCTGCAAAGCTCAGCGCGTCTTCCAGCGCCGCAAACGGATCCACCTCCGGCTTATCCTCATCCTCGCCCCAGCAGAGCATGGCGTCCTTCAGTGCAACATTCATCCCCTGTGCCCCAAAAACCGCTTTCACGATCTGTGCATTACGGATATCTCCGCGCTCATCACCCAGCGGGGATACCCTGTCGAACTCCATCCACATCATCGCCTCGCTCGCACTCAGGCTGTGCCGCAGTTCGGATAAGGTGCGCCCCAGACGGAGCGCAAGTCGCATCAGAAAGCGAATTTCCGGGCGGGCTACTTTTTTCTGGCCGACTCTGCATCAGCGATCAGTTCCAGTGCCTGACGCAGCAACCGGGCATGTACCGGACCATAGACGGCCAGCACCTGCTCACGGTCGTCCGGAGTGAACACCCGCTGCAGATCCGTATCACACAGGACATCGCAGAACAGCGTCACATCCGCTTCCAGGTTACGGCGGGTTTTCGCCACCACCGACAGGGTATCGTCATCCTCTCCATCACCATTGAGCACTTCCTGCCACAGATACCAGGCCTCTGCCGAAGGCTCCCGCAGCACCACGCTGACATTACCCCATTCCGGCACCTTCACCGTTTTATGACGAAACCCTGACAGTCTGGCCAGCGCCAGCGTTTTCAGATCCTTTTTCATGATGACCCATCCCCTTATCAGGCGGCTGCGCTCACTGTCACGGTGCATTCAACAGACGTCACACTCTGTGCTTTCTCTGCCGAATCGGTCACCACGCAGGTATATTTCCCCGCATCAGCGGACTGCGCACCTGGCTTACTGAAGGTGTCTGTCGTCTGCCCGTCAACCGGCTGACCATCCTTCTTCCAGGCGTATTTATACGGCGGCGTTCCCCCGTTGGCACTGACTGACATTGTCAGCAGCGCACCTGTATTCACGGTAAGTGTTTTATCCAGATTTTTCACAAACGCCAGCGGTACCACAAAGGACACCGGTTTGCCTTTCAGACGCAGTGAAAACGTTGCTGCCACCACGCCGTTGGTACCGGATGACCAGGTGTGCTGACGCACTTCCGCCAGGAACTTAAAGCCCTTACCGGACGGAAACTGCACCTTAAACGCATACACCGTGTCATTGTCATAGGCATCACGCAGGGCGTTCTGGGCCTGATTCAGATAAAAATTACCCGACATGGAAATCTCGGACGACGCCCCCAGACCGTTGATGTTCTCCTGCTCTGTGGAGCAGAGCGTGGTCACATCAATATCCTGTTTCTGACCGGCGGTGAACTGGACTTCCTTGATGGTGCAGTCCAGGCGCAGATATTCCGCCTTATCCATAGTTTCAGCAGTCGCCGGGGCAGATGAAATCATCACCTGCGTCAGCTGTGAGCGTTCATACAAAGCAGACATTCTGCCTCCTGATAATAAAAAACCCGCACGCGGCGGGGTATGGGTTTTGTAGAAAAAAAGAAAAAGTCACACCGTGACCTGAAACTCCAGGGTTGCACGGTAACAGCGGTTTTCCGGAATATAGTCCTGCATTTCACTGACGGACCCCGGGGCCAGCAGCATTATGGCTTCACGGGCGTCCTGACGTATCTGACGCGCCTGCGTCACAGTCCCGGCATAAACGTCTATCTGCACCGACACTGAGGACTCCGCCTGCCCGCCCATCACGTCCGCAGACACCGATGAAATCAGGCTGAAAACCACCCACGGAAGCGCCACCGACGGCCTGCCATCCAGCAGGGGGACCACATACGGGTACACCTGCCCGCCGGCAAGATGCGCCAGATGAGGATACAAATCCGCCTCCGTCATCGTCTCAGTACCTCATCAATGGCCCGGTTCATCCGCGCAATCGCCACCTGAGCTGCCTGTTCACTGCGCACATCAAACGCCGGGCGCACAAACGGGTGCGGTGGCATATTCACGGTCCCCATTTCCACAAACCGCCAGTAGAAAGCATTGCGCGGGTTATCCGCCTTCATGGTGTTATCGCTGTTGCCGGTGTCCGGATTAACACCACGGATATGCACACCGGATTCCATCCCGCCATCACGGGAACGCCGGGAAAGGACCACCACATTGCGGCGCAGTTTTCCCCTGCGCACCGGTGCCCGTGACACCACTTCTTCTTTCAGTTCATTCGCCCCCGCGCGGGTTGCCTCACGCAGTACCCGGTTATTTTCCGCACCACTCAGAAGCTGCAAATCGCGGCTGATGTCCTCCAGCCCCGAAAAATCCAGCAGGGTTTCGATCATTTTTCCCCTCCCAGCCGACAAAGAATTTCCAGGCGCCCGCCGGTCGCATCCGGCACGGGCACCCCGACAACATTCAGGATACAGTCACGCCAGGGACCACTCAGCACATGAAGTCGTGACGCCGCCGTGATTTCACGACCAGACTGACCGCGCACCCAGATGCGGATTTCCGCCTGCGCCATTTCCGCACCGGACTGCATCCGCTCCCGGCTGCTCCTGCCCCGGATATCCGCATGAATTTTCCCGCATGACACCCATTCTTCCGTCATTTCTCCGGCAGCATTACGGGTTAACACCGGGTTCAGAACACTTATCATCTGTGTCAGACGACCTGCAGATATTGCCATTCCCCCTCCTCATAACACCGTCGGACAACGCAAATCGTAAATCAGCACGGAAACAGAAAACGGCAGCTCCCCCTGAAGCAGTTCTTCCCGCTCCGCAAGATCCGGATTCCGGTACAGCATCCCGGTCAGTCGCATGGCAGCCCCCTTCATCCGGGTTAATGCCTCGCCCGGGATCAGTTCACCGTCCTCACGAATCACTTTATCCCGGCTGCCCTGAATGTAGGCCAGCAGCACGGCGGTAGCCTGACGAACCTTGTCCATCAGCATCTCATCATCCGCGTCATGGTCGACACGCAGATGTGCCTTGATCTCTTCCAGTGTCAGTAATGCCGTCATTTTCCGCCTCCTGCATCCCGCCCACGTTTTGCAGCCAGGGTCCAGGCTGATGAATGAGCTTCTCCGGGTTTATCTTCGGTCATACTGTTGCAGTGCCACAGCGAGCCCCCCCACGTCACCGTATCGCCGGGGTGGTAGGTTTCACCGGCTCTGAACACACCGCGGTAGAGCATCACCGGCAGGGAAAATGTTTTTTCCGTACGCTGGCCACTGCTCTGCAGGACCACCACAGAGAACAACCGCTCACCCGTCATGCTGACGTCAATATCCGCCACCCCGTCAACCAGGCATTCCCATCCCCGCATCCCGTGCGTTTTTTCATACGCCCGCCAGAGTCCGCCCTGGTGTGTGGCATACGTGCCCCGGGGAAAGGATTTTTGATCGTCAATGGCGGGGAGTATTTCCAGTGCCGTGGCATCACGCCCGTCCTGCGGAGCCGGCAGGGCACTCACCGCATCCAGAACCGCCTTCTGCAGAACATCCGGATCGTAGTCACGACCGTCGCGCGGAACAGGAATATGGCTTACCGCCTCCTTCACCATCTGCTCAAGCATCGGACGCACATCATCGGGAGTGATACTTTTACCGTTCGCCGGTACAGGAATATTTGCGACCGCATCATTCACCGCCTTCTGCAATACTTCCGGATCGTAGTCACGACCATCACGCGGAACAGGAATATGGCTTACCGCCTCCTTCACCATCTGTTCAAGCATCGGACGCACATCATCCGGGGTGAGACTTTTGCCGTCCGCCGGCTGCGGAATATTTGCGACCGCATCATTCACCGCCTTCTGCAGAACATCGGGATCATAGTCACGACCGTCGCGCGG